CCCATCAATACTTGGGCACCACCAACCTCTGCTATACACATCGAGCCGCAATCGCCTGCATCTGTGGCGCGATCAGCAATTCCCCAATAGGCCGGGACCTGAAAATAGGGGCATAAACCATCACGAATGTTATTAATCTGCAGCTCTGATTTTTCTCCCGTTCGTGTGCACAATATGTACTTACCTTTAAACCTACCCTTCAACGGTTGATCAACTGGAAAATACTTTAAGAGGCTCTTTCCAGGGGCTATGGCTTTCAATTCAATGAGTACAACATCAGTATCTGGTATACGCACATAATCCTTTGGACCGAATGCAATGCTCATCATATTTCGAGAAACATTTTGACTCGTGGAGTCAAGTACCACATCAATTGTACCGGTGTCGGCTTTGAGAGCATGGGCATTAATTAGCCAAATGCTACCATGGACATTCACAGCACTAGACCACGTTCCTTTCTCACCAAACAGGAAATGGAATTTAGCAGTTGCTTGACGTACCAATCGAGTGAGGTTATCACCTTGGGCACACTTAGAAGCACCAGAGATGTCACATTCTGTCACTCGATAGGGATCATGGTAGTAGAATGTCTTCTTTTCACCGACTTCAGGCACAGGCACAGTACCAACCGTCCCCTGAGGTACAAACTCAGAGGGTTTATCATTCTTTGTGGGGATACAGTACTCCCAGACCTTGCGGCACAACACAAGAAAGATAGGCGCAGATACTAGAGCAATCATTCCGTACAGGTAATTCTGTTTATTGCGGATGCGCTCCGTTCGTTCACCAGCAACCCGATATAAAAACTTGTAGGTATCCGTCTCATTACCACACACCTGCCAAATCAAACGAATCTTCCACATCGCACCATATTGCCATTGCGCATACAATTGACCCAACGACCAAATGTTGACGATGAGATTGTACATGATGAAAACCGTCGTGAGAGAAACAATTGTTGGCGTTGGATTTGAATAGATAGTAACCATAAGTAATGCGACGAAATACCAGATATGTTCATAAAAGAAGTTCCGCAAATATTCCAACGTCTCATGTTGCGAGAATAACCAATCCCACCAATCTTCAGTGGGCAGTCTCTGACCATCAACGATTTGCTTGACTAGCCATAGTTTCATTTGGAAAACCTTGTTGAAATCCTCTACGTCAACTTGTGGGACAAACGTACACACACAAGGATCAACCACACAAACTGTACATGTATCAGGATTCACTTCTTCGTCCGATGCACACATGCAGTCTCTCGAAACTCGCTTGCAGCCTTTGCACACTTCAACTGCCTTCATTGTTGCATTGGCTGTAGCGGCTTTAGCCTGTGATTCTCTGTGCTCCTCAGCGACAGAAATGTACCACGCGAGGTAATCATAGATATCATCAAATCGCTTAATAACCTCATATTTAGTACGCATATTGTCCCTCGCAGTCTCAGTCTCAGGCACAGGTATAGATACTTCAAAGTTCCAGATGTTCATGTATTCGCCCTCTGGGGTGCGTGGAATCTTTTTGGAATCTGCCATGAACGTGCACTTCGCAAACTCGGGCTTAACAGTAGGTGTCACAACATAACTCAACCGACGTGCGATAGCAAAAGGGCAGGCGAAATAGGCGTGCAAGTTCAGATCCTTTGTATTGGTAGTGGCTATAACAAGCTCGCTTTTAACGGGCGTCCTACCTTTATCTTCCAAGGCTGCTTGAGGTGGCGTGAATGGAACGGAATTCTTAATCTGCAGCAACTCCATGAGGGTGGGGTCAACTTCCCCATTAGGTGACAAAAATGCAATATCATCAAGCACAATACACCATTGCGTGGAATCAAAACCAGACCAGTACTCATCAGCGGGACATCGTGTATATCGATAGTTATCATCGATTGGTAGACCGAAATATTCCCGAAATGGTAGAACATGATGTTAGTTAGCATACTTTTGGCAATGTGCGAGGAACCGTGAATCAATATCCCAAATGGATCTTTACGTGGAGATTGGGCAGAGCGCTTTGTTGTCTCTTCGGCCTCAATAAGCTGCAATTCAAATAGAAATTTTTGCAGGACTAATTTCTCCCCTTTGTCCATCCCGACAGCAAATTTTATAATTGCCTTTCCTTTCTCGATAGCATCTTTTAGGTTACTTACGAATTCGAATCGGTTGAAGCCATGTGGTTCTGGATTAGACAAAAATCTGCTCTGCAATTTGAG